AAGCAGACGTTAACAAGGAAACTGGTGGTCTGTATATTAAAGAAGCAGAACTATATGAAATTTCTGTAGTTTCTGTGCCTGCCAACCAAGCGGCTAAATTTGAAGTCGTTAAGTGTTTTAGTCCTGTAGAGTTTGAGTCCTACAAAAAAGGGCTAGTTGTGCCTACTATTGGCAAAAAGGTGGAAAACACCGCGAAAGGAAAGTTTGAAATGGATGAAAAAGATATGAAAGATCTTATCGCTAAGCAAACTTCAGCAGCCGTAAAAATGGCCCTAGCTGAAAAAGAAGCTGCCGATAAGAAAGCTGCTGCTGAAGCAGCTGAAAAGCAGGCCGCTGAGGAAGCAGTACGTAACGCTGCTGTAGAGGCAGGCATGTCTGGTGCAGAGCGCCTACTCGAAGAAGTCAAGAAGTCTTTCGACGAGGGACGCGCTAACACCCAAGCAGAAATTGAAGAGCTAAAGAAAGCACTTCAAGACCGTTCTGAAGAGGTTGCTGCTCTTCAGAAGTCTAAGCGTCAGTTTGTCGCTCAGGGAAGCAATGACTTCCTAAAAGCACACGAAGAAGAAATTCGTGATGCTTATCTCCTCGGTGCTATCACCGAAAAAGGTTGGAACACCCGTATGGCTGGTCAGCTTATTGAAAAAGCTCCAAACGCATTCTCTGGTGTTGAAAACCCAGATACTTCAGACCAAGCAGTTTTTGAAACCACGGCAGCTCGGGTTATCGAAAAAGATATTGAAAACAATCTTATTCTTGCGCCTCTTTTCCGTGAAGTTGCAATGCAGTCCAAAATCCTCTCTATCCCAACCGGAGAAGATGCTGGATACGCTGCTTTTAATCCAGCCCAAAACACTGTTGCTGGCTACGAGTATGGTGATGGCAACCTAACTGCCCGTGACGGTAGTGCTGGTGTTAAGCTAACCCAGAAGAACCTAGAAGCACAAACTCTTGTTTCTATCTCGTTCCTGCACAATGATACGGACGAAGATTCTATTATTCCTCTTCTTCCGTTCCTAAACGAGTCTATGGCTCGCTCTCACGCACGTGCAATGGAAAACGCCCTTCTTATGGGCGACCTAGGTTCCAATGGTGCTGTAACTGCTGGCTTCAGCGGCCTTATTAAGATTGCTGTTGATGGACCTGGTGGAGCTACTCAAGACACTGATGCTACTGGTACTCACCTAACAGAAGTTACCACTGCAGCAGAACTTCTTGACATGCGTCAAGCAATGGGTAAGTATGGTACGCGTCCAAGCGACATTGTTTACATTGTTAATCAGAAGACGTACTATGATCTTCTAGATGATACTGCTTTTGCTGATGTAAATCAGGTTGGTGCTGATCTAGCTTCTAAGATCAAAGGTCAAGTCGGCAATATTTATGGTTCTGCCGTTCTTCTCTGTGATGAGTTTGATGACCTAGCCGCAAGCAAGTACCATGCAGTTGCTGTTAACCCACGCAACTATGTCATGGGTCGCCTACGGGGTGTTACTCTTGAGTCCCAGTACGTTCCTCGTCTGCAGCATCGTGAGCTTATCGCTACTCAGCGTGTTGGCTTTGTCGAGCTGTTCCCAGGTACGGCTGCTCAGGGTTTCCCTGTTATTGCTCGCAAGTACGCAGCATCTTAATTTATCGGTGGGTGCCCTTCGGGGCACCCCCAACCCCTAAAGGATACAGATGGCAGATTTAGTTACAATTAACGCATACAAAGGGTTTCGAGGAATTACCGGAACCACAGATGATACAAGACTAAACGTTATTGTTCCGTCTGTATCTAACCTAGTAAAAACTTATTGTGGCCGTAATTTTATTGACAACTACTCCGTAGATAAAGTTCAGTACTTTTCTATTAAGTGGCCTCAAAATGTTGTCTTTTTAAGCGAGATTCCCCTTGTATCAATTACTAGTGTAGAAGAGTTTGAAAGTGCGGCAGAAGGAGCCGACTATCAAACACTTACTGCAGATGATTATAGGTATGATACAAATTTAGATGCTGTATACCGTATTGCTAGTGGAACAAGGAAAGACTTCCCCCAAGGTATTAACAGTGTAAAAGTAACATATAAAGGTGGTTACAGCGCTCTCCCCGAGGATTTGAAGCTGGCAGTAATTGACCTTATAACGTATTACTTAAAAGAAGAACATAAACCCGAAAAGAATCACTCTAGCTTTACTATTCGTAATAATACTTCAGAGCCAGATTTTCCAGACCACATTAAACGTGTTTTAGATTTGTATAGAGATGGCTAAAAAAGGTAATCAGATACGAGACGGTTTTACTCAAGTAGAAGATGCTCTATATACAGCAATGCAAGAATTTTGTAGGCTTAGGTTAGCTGGTGAAACGGTTCCTGATGCTTTACAAAAACAAATGACAAATGCATTTAAACCGGGTGGAGCAATTAGAACAAAACCAAAAATCATTGCTGTAGATAATGCGGGTAATCCTATAGATCTAATTAAGTATGAAGAAATCTTAGTTACTCATGGAAATAATATAGAAGATCTAGTAAGAGAGGTAGCTTTTAAAGAAGACCCCAATGGAGAACTGTGGAATACGTACACTGCAATTAATACTTCTCTTTTTGGAAAACCAGCAAGTAGTAAAGGACCAGATACATCTGAAGGCGGTGGCACCTATCTTGGACTTAAAACAAAAACATCTCCTTCAAGAACAATAGAATATACTCTAGCCCAGAATGAAGAGCCGACCGAACAAAGGCTAACGGAAATAGCAAAAAAATTAACTACTGAGGCTATTTTAGCTCCCACAAGTCTGGGGTTTACTTACACAGTAGATGGTACTTTTTGGGGAGTAGACTTTATAGTACCGGGTGCAGCTCCTGGCTCTAAAAATTCAAAGTATTTTGCTCAGCTTAGGTATAAAGGTACTAGGGAAGATACTTCTATCTTTAAAAGTAAAAATCCAAATGACTTTTATGCAAAAGAAATTATAATAGCAGGATTTACACCAAGAGTTGCTAATAAAGCAGTACAAATTGAACATGGTGCTCAAGCTGGTGCTATTGCACCCGCAGAAGTTTTTATAAAGCGAATGGAAGACTTTGCTAAAAAGTCACTGGACTATACAGACACACTTTTGCGAGGCATAAATGATAAAACTTCTGAACGATATAGGGAACTTAACGCACTAAAAAGGCAAATTGAAAGCTCAGTCAACGCAATGAAAGTTGACTTAAAAGTACTAAAAACTTTGGGGGGTCTTGTCGACGAAGGATTTCCTGATGCCACTACTTTAGAGATTGTAGAATTTTATAGAGATCTTGTAAAGCAGGGAAAAGATTTAGGGTTTCATGTAATCTATAGAGACCAAAATAATAAACTAAGCTATAGAGAAGTTAAAGTAAGCGCAGAAGTAGAAGCACTTTTAAAGTCTGGAAAATCACTATTTCTAGGTAGAGCTTTTTCTAATAACATGAAAGGTCAAATTGAAAAGTTTATTTTAGCAAACCTAACAAAACACCTTTTAGAAGAAGGTTCTTCTACTATTCTTACAGCTTATGTCATGGGGGCTATGAAAGGTCTTTTTGGCGGAAATAAAAATGAGCGCAGCAAGCGTGTTGCAAAAACAGCTAAACGTGATAAAGGTAAGAAACAATTTGTTAAGTTTGCAGATAGTAGGAAGATTCCGGGAGCTACAGGTAAAAAACCAAAAAGAATTAACCCTAGAAGAAGCTCAAGAAAACCAGAAACAGTATACCACCAAAGTTTTCCTTCTCCGCAATCTCAAACAGTGCAGCAAACCGATCTATTAGCAAAAATAAACAGAGACATTAGGGGCGCAGTAATAGATAGTATGAAAAGACCTGCATTGGTTAATAGAACAGGAAGATTTGCTGCTTCGGTAGAGATTACAGGATTGACAGATACACAAAATGTAATGATATTAAATTACATTTATAGAAGAAATCCTTATTCAATTTTTTCTGTTAGGGATGGTCGTGCTCCTTGGAACACACCCCCAAATAGAGACCCCGAAAGAATTATTTATGAAGCAATTATGCAACTAACTAATTCTTATGGAATCTCAGGAAAAGCCATAGTGCTTAAGGAGCGTTAATGACTGAAAGAACTTATTCTACCCGAAGAAACGCTATAGCAACAGCACTAAAAGAAAAAATATTAGAAATCAATGGAAGAGGTTCATATGTTTCTAGAGTTGCTGAAGCTTATACGCAACTAAAATTTTATGATGATATTCACAACTTTCCTGCAATTTTTATTGTTCCAGGTACCGAAACACGAGTTTATCAAGCAGCAAATTACAGGGATAGATACCTAGACCTTAGAATAATGCTATTTGTAAAACAGGAAAATCCTTTAGAAGAGTGTGAGGCTCTTTTAGAAGATATTGAAACAGTGGTAGAGACTAATGGCAGATTACAGTATGTTGATCGTTCTGGTACCACTCAAACTACTCACGATATAACGATCCAATCCATCTCTACAGATGAAGGAACGTTAGACCCTATCTCTATAGGAGAGATGACTGTAAGGGTCCATTACTAGGAAACTAGTTTTTAAGGAGACATAATGTCTATTCTTTTGAAACGCGATACTAAAGTATTTATCGAAGCGAAGCAGTCTGACAACAGTACAGTTATCTGGGAGATCCCAGTGCTGGACGGGTTCAGTTTTTCGCAAGGTAATTCTACTACTGAAGTTGCTCTAAATGAAATGGAATCGTCCACGGGCGTAAGTCGTCGTGGTCGTAAACTGTTTAATGATTCTCTTGACCCCGCAGAGTGGTCAATTAGTACATATATTCGTCCGTTTATTTCTGGTGGTGGCGATGCCGCCGGTGATGCAGATAGTGAGGCTGCACATCATGCTGTTGAAGAAATCCTATGGGCAAAATTTGTAGGTCAAGGAACTCCAGGAGGAACAGGAGGAACTTGGGACTATAATCTTGGTGGAACCGAGTTTGTTAACTCTACATCTAATTTAGCTATTAACAGTGATGCCTCTAATGTTTCGTCTCTGGGTACTTTTAACATGTACTTTGTTATTGGGGCGACAAGCGATACAGATAACACGTATAATCCTGCCGCAGGACTAGAAATTATTAAGCTAACGGATTGTACTGTAAACGAGGCTACTATTAACTTTGATGTTGATGGAATTGCTCAAATTGACTGGTCTGG